ATTTTTGGTTGGAAGGTGTTCTCACCAACGGCACGAACCATTTGGAGAGGAACATAAGGACAATAGAACAGACCAGCATCATAAGGAGATGCACCTTTGTATCCAACAACGTAGTATTGACCACCAGTTGCGCCAGTGGATGGGTTGCCCGCACCACCTGCATATGGGTCAATATAAACGCGGTACTTACCGTTCAGAATACCAGCAAAAGTATTGCCAGTATCATCAACGTTCAAGTTAGCGTTGAGTGCTGGGGTGTAGTCAAGGAGACCAGCCATTGAAAGTGCAGAAGCAACATCCGAAGAACACATGATGATGTTGCCTTTCCCTCTACGAGTACGCTGTGCAATTGCGTTAGCGTCACGCTCAATTTGGAAGATAAGACCTTTGAACTTCTCAACTGACCAACGACCGTTAGAATCAACGTCAAGGTCAAATACACCAGGAGTTGCAGTGTTGAACTGAGCACCAGATTCAGCAACTTTATAGATGGTACGAATAACTTCGCGGTTGATTTCAGCAAGAATCTCTGTTGAGAGAATGTTTGCTAATTCCGCTTCAGCATTCAGACCGTGAATTGCTTTGAGGTCTTGAGCGAGTTCTAAGGTGTATTCTGCTTTCAGAGCGCGTGACTTTGCAGTAACGGTGACTTTCTCAATTGAGAATGCCATTTCGTTGAACTGACCACCACTGCTTCCGAGTGCTTCAGAATCTCCAGTAGTCATACCTTCGCCTACGTTGTAGGTGCTAGAGGTTTGACCAGCTTCTGGATTCAGAAGACCAGGATTGCTGCCACTTTGTGCAGTAGTACCAAGACCAACTGCAGCATTGGTGAAACCATTGTTAAGACCCAATGCAGCATTTTGACCAGAGAATGCGGTATCTACTTCATCGTAGAATGCTTCAGCGCCAAGTTGATTAACATAGCGTGAGCGCATTGCGAAGATGAGTCCAGTAGGACCGTTCATTGGTTGAACACCTGCGAGGTCATAAGCGACCAAGTTAGGCATAGAACGGCGGATGAGGCTGATCAGAACAGGGTCAAAACCAGCGACAGGACCACCAGGTTCTGCAGAACCAGTGTAACCACCAGTACCAGCAGCGTTAGTTGGGGTTTCGGTGAGGAATTGTCCTTCCTCACGGAGGAATTTTTCTTGATTCTCCAGGAGAACTGCAGTTACCATTCTACGATGCGAATCTTTGATCGTATCAAGTCCTTGATAGTCAAGGAGTGGTGCCCACTTCTCCTGCAGATGTTCCGCGTTGAACATTTGCATTTGTTTTACCTCTTTTAAAAGTGTTGTTTTTTAGTTTGACTTTATAATATATAAATCATTTTTTAGCGACTCTTCCGAGTGCATCAAGATACTTTGCCATAGAACCAGAAACCTGTTTGCTATGATCAGTTTCCTCTGCGATGTAATCGGAACTGTCTCTTTGAGTACCAGTATTTCTTGGGAAATACGATTCCTTCAGTGTTACCAGTTTCTCACGATAGCTAGATTCACCATCAAACTCAACATTTTCGGCAAGAGAAGCGAGTTTATCCTTCTGAGAAAGTGCAAGACCCTCAGTGACTTCAGCAAAGATTACATCAGTAACCGACTCTGCTAATCTCTTATTTAGAGCAACATTTCTTTCAATTTGCTCGTTGAGTTTTGTCTCCATATCATCAAGTTTTTCTACCATACTCTCAAGTACATCATATCTATCTTCAGGGATTGTTACATAATGTTCTTCAAAAAGACCCTTCATTCCTTGAAGGAATGATTCGGTCATTTCAGTTTTCAGACCTGCTTCAACAGCAAGTGCATTTTCTTCCAACCATTCGGAAGCAACATACTCAAGGTATGAATCAATACGATCAGTAAGTGCTTCTTTGATTTCTTCAATTTCTTCAGAAAGTTTCTGTTCGTATTGATAAACAATCGCTTCTTCAATCTGCTCAGTTCTTGCGTTTAAAGCAGCTTCAAAAACAGTTCTTGCTTTTGATTGGAACTCTTCAGAAAGATTTTCGCCAGAAAGAAGAGCATTTACATCTTCTTCAATTTGCTGTTCAATTTCAGCAAATGCTTCTTCCATTTTTTTCTTTCTTGCTCCACTTTCATCTTCTTCATCATCTTCTTCATCATCATCGTCGTCATCATCATCGTCATCATCATCGTCGTCATCGTCATCTTCTTCATCTTTAGATGACTTTCTTGCTTCTTTTACGACTTTCTTTTTAGGTCTGGTTTCTCCTTCTTCTTGAGCATTATCATCTTCTTCATCACCTTCTTCTTCGTCTGATTCTTCGGTGAGATCTTCTTCATATTCAAAGTCTTCTGCTTTGACTTTGCCAGATTGCATTGGCATTGCTGCCTTTGCACCTTTATTGACAACATCCTTTACTTGCTTAAGCGTTGCGCCAGGAGTTGAAAGTTTTGCAGAATCGTCAGTAGATTTGTAGTTCTCTGGGGTAGGACCACCGAGGTCTTCCCAACCGCCAGTTTGACCATCTGGAATGCCAGTGCTTAATTTTTGCATTGGCTCTGCTGCTTTTGCTCCCGCATTCACAGCAGTTCTTGATTGTTTAGTGCCTGTTTCCATTTCTTGTAAATTTTTACCACGGGACATTTTAGATCTCTCCGATTAACCTTTAATTTAATCTATATTTATTTATAAATTACAAATTTGATAAAAAGTCTTGGAACAACCCAAGTTTATGCTCATCTAATCGTTTTTGATCAACAAGGGTATTTATTCTATTGTAAGTTTGTGTTGCAAGTCTTTCTCTCAACACTCCTCCTTCCCAACACCATTCTTTTCCTTCCATAATTCCATTTACAAAAGCATCAGGAGCAGAAGGGTCAGCAACAATATCAGCAGCAGTTGCAAGCATAAAGTCTTCACCAACTACTGAATAACCTTCATTAGTTGGAATTAATGAACCAACACCACGAGAAGAAACACCAAGACAAACTCCTTCACCTAAAAGAGAAGAAGCAATTTTACCCATTGGAGTTTCAAGGATTTTTGCTTTTCCTTTAAAATTACTTCCAACACGTTCCAGACAAATAATTTTATGCGAAACTCTGTCTAGATTTAAAGTTGGACCATCTGGATGTCCAAGTTCTCCAAGAGCACGACCTTTTTGGATAAAGTTTTCATTGTATCTTTTAACTTCACGCTCAAGAGTTCTCATTTCATAGAGACGTTTGTTTCTGTTTGGACAGTCTGCTTGAAGAAAAATACCTTCAATAAAAAGAGACTTTTTACCGTTAGTTTCCTCAACAATAACTTTAACCTTTTCTATTTCTTCTGTGATGAGTTTCATTGAATTAACCACCTGCGATTTGTACTTCTGTGATATGAACATTTCCACTTGCTGAAGAAGCAGCAACTTTTACAACTTTTCTAATTTCACCAGTCGTTATTCCGACAACTGGTTGTTGAGATGTGGTATTCCAATTCAATGTAAGAACTCTGCTATAACCACCTGCAGATTGATTAAAACTTGAATTAACTGTTGCGACTGTTGCAAAATTAGTATCAATTCCAGCAGAAATTCCTGTTAATTGAACATAGTCACCAACTGAAAATTCAGTGAATTGACCTTCAGGTAAAGTAATAGTTGTTGTACTTCCAGTGGTAACTCCAACAACTTTTTGAGAACCTATATTTTCTCTCCAAATAAATTCTTGACCAGCAGCAACATAAACAGCAGTGCTTGTATTGATTCCTGGAGTAGCAGAAACATCAATAAAAGCATTTCCATCTGGAACTATTCTTAAATAACCAGATCTGAGTGCAATTGGAGCACTAGTAGTTGCCACACCAACACCAGAGGTGATTAAAGATGGAATAAGTTGTACAATTTTATACGCTGACATTTTTTTGGAACTACAATATTAATTATTTAGTTTAAAGTCACTCTTCTTCGTCACCAAACAATCCTGAAGCGACAATCGGTCTTACTTCATCAATTCTTTCTGCTGATTTTGAAAAAAGAATTTCTTTAATCTTATCACTAATATTGGATGCTGAATCATCTGCAGCAATCATATCCATTAATTCATCCATAGTTTTAATAATAGTTTAGTATAATTTATTTATATTTCTCCTGCTTTTCCCAATTCCACTCCAGTTTGAGCGTCTGACATTCCTGGTTCCTGTGGCATTTGCCCAAGAGAATTTTGTGGTTGTCCAGTTTGTGGTCCCATTTGCATTTGATCTTGCATCATTTGCATTTGACTTTCTTGTGAAGCAACAGCTAATTTTGGATCTAAAACTATACCATCTTTAATTTCTTTTTTGATCTGTTTATCAATTTCTTTAATTTCACTATCAGTTTGCCCTAACATATATCTTCTTACATAGTCTCTTGAAAAATATGTTCCAAGATATGGATCCATTGCTGCAACAGCAGATAGTTTTTCGTTCATCAATTCAACTTTCTTTAAATCAGAAAAATGATTATCATAAACAAAATCAAATTGAATATGATCTGAAAGATATTTCCAGTCTTCTATTGATACAATATTCTTAAGAATTAATTGAGTCTTAAGCATATCAATGAAGATTTGAGAAAATCTCTTTCTCATTCTTCCTACAAATCTTGTGAATTTCAGTTCATCCCTTAAAATTTCGGATGAACGACCTAGATTAAATCCACCACCAGAATCTAATCTAGTGGAAGGAACACCAAGTGCTTTAAAAAGTTTCTTCTGAAAATATTCAATATCTGAAAGTTCTCCAAGATTTTGTCCTCCAGGAAGTGTGGTGATTTCAGTCCCACGACCACCTTCTCTTCTTGGAAGCCAAAAATCTTCAAGCATTGACATATACTTACGATCATCACGAAGTTCTCCAGTATCTGCGTCATAGACAAGCTTGTTTCTATAACGATTCATTACATCACGAAGATACTGTTCTGCTTTAATTTTTGGAAGCTGACCAACATCAATATAAAAAATTCTTCTTTCTGGAGCACGAGATATTCTATAAATTACAAGACTATCTTCAATCATTCTTAATTGATTGAGTGCCTTAATTGCTTTATGAAGATATGAAAGAACAGTTTGTTTATTTCTATCTACAAGACCAGAAGTTACATATGTAATTGCGTCTTTTGAAATTCTAATTGCTTCTGCATCTGAATTTCTATAAGTTGTATTTTGAGATGATCCTACGTTTGGATCATAGAGATAATATTCTTCAATATCAGGTGCTTGCATATTATCATAACTTCTTCCCATATTAGAAGCTGCTCTAAATTCAACAGGAAGATTGTTTTTTGAATCTTTTTTTAATTTTCGGATAAACCTAATTTTAAGTGGATCAATATATCTTACGTCTTTGATACCTTCTTGAGGTTTATCTAAATCAATAACTTTATGATAATAAATTCTTCCATCTACATACCAATTTCTAAAGATTTCGTGGCACTTTTTATCAAAGTCCATAATTTCTTTAATATAATTAAATTCTTCTCTAATTGCTTCTTTTAATTTATCAGAAGCAGGAAGATTGCTTAAATCAATTTCTACAGGAGAATCATTTAAATCTGATACAATTGCTTCATTTACAACATCCTCAATAGCATTATCACATTCTGGGTGAAGTGACATTTCACGATATCTTCTAACTAAATCAAATTCAGTTTTATAAACACCTTCTATATCTACATATTGACCATAAAAGCCACTAGAGATATAAAAGTCTGATTTATCTTCATCATTTGAAGCAACAGGGGAAATAACTCTACTTTTTTTCTTTTTATTTCCCCCATCATCTTCAATTTTGAAACCGAATAATTTAGTCATCAGTTAAGTTCAAACAAAGGTTGTTATACTATTTAGAAAGTCACAGTACTGTCAAATAAGCTATTTGTATCTAATGAATCTCCACTTCCTTTCACTGTATCCCACCATTGATACTCAAACGTTACTGTAAATTCTTCAATTGCATTTTCTGTATCATATGAAAGTGCAATTTCACTTACATTAGTTGGAAATGCTCCATGAATTTTGTATGCTTTATAAACTGGCATGTTACCATCTTTTAGCGGAAGAGCGCCAACTGTTGAATTGCCTGCATCATTTACTACAGCACCTCTTCCAAGTTGTGTGACATACAATTCAGTTTGATATGCTGCTGGAGTTACAACACCAGCGTTGTCTGTGTGACGATTCATAAAATTCATCCATATCTCAAAAGCATTGCGAAGTTTAAAATCAGTATCATTAAGAACTGTAATTGTCCATGGATCAAACGATCTATCTCCAGACATCTTCAGATTTCTTCCTCTGAATGGAACATTAATTACACTTACATTTGATGCTGGAAGAGCA